CCTAAATTCGTTGTGTCAGTTTATTAGGATAAAATAAGTAACTTTGACATTAAACATACAAATATGGGTATTTGGGATAACTTTTCTATAAAAAAACTTATTGGAGCAAAACCTATTCAATCGGTTCTACCGATGACAGGGCCTTTAGGTTCAACTGTTTCAATCGAAAGAGGAATCGTAACGTGGCAAGGAGCAGATGCGCAAAGTTTTGTAAATGATGGATATGCTGCAAACGACATAGTTTATTCTATTGTCAAACTTATTACGGATAAAGCAAGAATTGCGCCTTTTTCGGTTTATAAAGTAATAGACCCAAAGGCAGCAAAGAAGTACAAAGCGTTAATGAATCAGCCGGATAAGATTGAAAATTGGAAAGAAATAGAAGCCTTAAAAACTAAGGCTTTTGAAATTTACACCGGAGATGCAAGATTGAACGATTTATTAGAACACCCTAACGATACGGATTCCTGGGCTGATGTAGTTGAGCAATGGTGCGCTTTTAAATTAGTAACGGGGAATAGTTTTGTTTATGGAAGATTAATTGAAGCAGGAGCAAATCAAGGTAAACCTTTAGCTATAAATGTTCTACCGGCTCAATATATGGCTATCATTGCAAATGTTGAAGTATTCCCGCCACAAGTTGCCGGCTATCAGCTTTATTATGGCAAATTATGGTCGTTTAAGAAAGAAGAAATTTTACACGATAAATACTTCAATCCTCAATGGAATATAACGGGTAACCAACTATACGGGCAATCTCCATTAAAAGCTGCATCAAGAACTTTAACACGTTCAAATGAGGCTAAAACGGCGGCGGTATCGGCATTCCAAAATGGTGGGCCGGCCGGAGTTCTTTTTATGAATGATGATAGGTTTGACCCGATAAGCGGTGGCGCACAGGCTCAAGCATTAAAGAAATCAGTAAGCGAGAAAGGGGGAAGCCAAAACTTTAATCAAATAGCCGTTTCAGGTTATAAAGTAGATTGGAAAGAGATAGGGCTTTCTCCGGTTGAATTAGGTATCTTAGAAAGTGAGAAATGGGATATGGTTAGCCTTTGTAATATTTACGGAGTGCCTTCTCAACTTTTAAACGATGCTGCAAATAAAACTTATAACAACCAACAAGAGGGCGAAAAGGCTTTGACATTACGTTGCGCCATTCCTTTATTGAATGAGATAAGAGATGATTTAAACCATAAACTTCATACCGATTGGGGTTATGCTAATCAAAGAGATATTTATATCGATTATGATGTAACTGTTTACAAAGAATTAGAAGCTAATAAAACTGAACAAGTAGCTTGGTTAGATAAGGCTTGGTGGCTTACTCCAAAACAAAAATATGAACAAATGGGTATTGAAATACCTGATTATGTTGACCAAGCGGAATTAGAGAAACTTTACATCCCTAGCAACATTGCTCCAATGGATAGCTTTGAAACAATAGCACCACCTAAAAATATTGAAGAACTATTAAATAATAAATAATGAACGATTTAGAAAAACAAATAAGTCAATTAGAGGCACAATTTAAAGCTGAGTCTCAAATATTACAAGCTAAAGCTTTTAGTGATGTAGAAATGCAAGAGCCTATTGAGCAAGTAGAACCAAGTAACGAGCCAAACGAAGGAACTCCACAAGATAACTTCGCAGACTTTGTAAGTTATTTAAAGTCAGCATTTGACCAAGCCGTTGTATGGCATCATCAAACTAATGTGTATTCAATGCACAAGGCATTAAATAGTTTTTACGATGGTATTTTAGATTTAACCGATGGCTTAGTAGAAAGCACTTCAGGTATTTATGGACGTCCTGTTGGGTATGTAATTATGCAACCAATGGACTATCAAAACCCTGAACAAGTAACGGCATACTTCCAAGCGTGTTATGCAGAGATACAAGAAGATAGACAAACGATTTACCAAGAAACTTGGATTCAAAACCAAGTAGATGAGATTGCGACATTATTTGCAGAAACAATCTATTTACTTTCATTAAATAAATAATGAATAGCCAATACAAGAAATTGTATGCTCAAGGACTTAAGACGTATTCTCCTCAGTTTAAGAAAGAACTTCAAAGACAGGTGGATACGTTTTGTCGTACAAAGAACTTAAATGATATAAGCGGGAAAGGCATTAAAAAGACACTTTATTCGTTACACCTAGCAATGGGTACTAAAACGGCTGAAATGTCCTATAAAAGCGTTAAAAGTGGCAAGAAATCAATTATACCATTTGAACACAAAGGTTTTTTATCGGATTTATGGTCTAACGTTATTGCAAGGTATTTAGATTTAAAAGGATTAAGTGCTTTAGTAGAAGAAATAACAAACACAACTAAGGAACAAATACAAAGATTTTTAAAAAAAGGTATTTTAGAAGGTAAGCCATTAAATGAAACTATTAAAGAATTAAAGATTGCGGGAATAACTGATTACCGAGCAGAATTAATAGCAAGGACCGAAACAGGCAGAGCAGCTAATGTAGGTTCAATGGTAGGTGCTATAAGTACGGGATTAAAAACAAATAAGATTTGGATTAGTACGTTAGATAATCGTACAAGAAGAATACCGCCCGGCCCATTTGACCATTTAAGTATGAATGGAATAGAAGTTCCAATGGATGAAAGATTTGAAGTATTTAGTTTAGAAGGAAATGATTATATGCTACATCCTGGAGACCCTTCTGCACAAGCGGGTAACGTTTGTAATTGTAGATGTACCTTAGGATACAAAGTAGTAAAAGATAATGATGGAAATTATATTACTTATGACCAACAACCGCCTAAAGGAGATGCAGGGCAAATATGGAGTTTATTAACCGATAATCACAATAACGATATTTACACATTAATTGCTAATGCATTACAATAAAAAATATAACTTTGTTCTATGAGTAAGATTCAATTAAAAGATATAAATGATTCAATATTAGATGTAAGTCCTAAGACTAGAACCGTTAAAGCGGTATGGTCTAGAATGAATAATATTGATTTAGATAATGATATTATAGTGCCTGAAGCGTTTACAAAAACAATATCAGAACGTGGACCTAGTGCAAAAAATATGATTTTTTCTTTAGTAGACCACAAAGCGGATATGAATCACGTAATTGGTAAGCCTAAGGAACTTTATGTTGATGGAGATAAATTAATAGCAGTTACTGAAATAGTACCTACACAAGCAGGAGAAGATATAATAAAATTATATGATTCGGGAGTAATAAATCAACATTCTATTGGTTTTTCTACTATTAAAGCTACAGAAGGTAAATCAGGTATAAGAACAATTAATGAATTAAAACTTTACGAAGGTAGTGCGGTATTATGGGGAGCAAATCCTGAAACGCCAACACTAGGATTTAAAAGTGAAGAAACATTATCTTTGCGTTTAGACAATCTATTGAAGGCAATTAGTAATGGTAAATATACCGATGCTACATTTAAATCAATAGAACTAGAAATAAAACGAATACAGGACATTTTAACTAACAACACTCAACCCGCAGCAGCAGTTGAGCCGATAGTAGATGAGAATGCCGAAATTCAAAAAGCAATCAAAGAATTTAATAAATTATTTAAAAAGTAAAAATGGAAAATTTAGACTTAATCAAAGAAATGGCTGAAAACGTAAAAGGTTTTTCTGCTCAAATTGATGATGTAAAATCTACTGTATCAGTAGTAAAAGACGAAATGCAAAAGCAAATTGATGCTGCATTCGCTGCAAAGAAAACAAGTGAATCAAAAGAAGTAAAATTCTTTGATGAATTAGTTAATGAAAAAATGGAAGGTCGTTTAGAAGAAATGGAATCAACTTTGAAAAAAGGTGGTAAGTTCCGTTTAGAAATGCCTGAAGCAAAAACAATGACTATTAGCGGTAACGTAACAGGTAACCCTGTAACTACTTACGCTTTACGTCCTGCATTGCAACCAGCACAATTAGTTAACTTCCGTGATTTAGTTCCTACAGTACGTTCTGAGAGTGGTCTTTACACTTTCTACAAGGAAAACACAGGAGAAACTAATAACATTGGTTCTCAAACTGAAGGTGCAACTAAAGGTCAAAACGATTACTCATTAACTGAGACTAAAATCGTTAACTCTTACATCGCAGGTTTCTCTCGTTTCTCTAAGCAAATGATGAAATCTTTACCATTCTTAAGCCAAAGCTTACCAAGAATGTTACAAAGAGATTTCTTTAAGGCTGAGAACGCTAGTTTCTTCTCAACTGTAAGTGGTGCTGCTACAGGTGTTACTACAACAACTGAAACGGTAGACTTAAAGCAATTAGTACAATTAATTGCTAACCAAAAGGCTGCGAACTTTAACCCTTCTTACATCTTAGTATCTCCTGCTCAACAATCAAAAATCTTGATTGATACAATCAACGCAGGTTACTATGTAGGTTCAGGTAGTGTTCAAATCGGTACAGGTGGAGACATCACAATTTGGGGTGTACCTGTTATCTCTGCTACTTGGGTTACAAATGATAAAGCATTAGTTATTGATGCTGACTACATTGAAAGAGTAGAAGTTGAAGGTATCGCTATTGAGTTCGCTTATGAGGATTCTGATAACTTCCAAAAGAACTTAGTTACTGCAAGAATTGAGTGCTACGAAGCGATTAACCTAATGTTACCAGGTTCTGCAATCTATGCTACTTTGAATGCTTAATTCTAATTAGTTAGATATATAATTAACCCTCACTTAATCGGTGGGGGTT